TTCGTATATACCCTTGGAAGGTACATAGCATCCAACTTGGGGACATTGGTTTGCTGGCACCATATTACCACACCCAATGCATTTTGTCTCCCACATCTTCATAATGTTCTCTCAAGTCTATTTGTTGCCTGGTCTGGGAAGTCTCTTGGTCTGCTATCAGTAGCATTATCAGTCTTAGGAGAACCTTCATTCGCCTTCATAGTATGCTGATAATTTGGTCTTGGATATCTAATACAGAATGGATCAGGCATCCAATAGGTAACCTGCCATTCTTGTTCGGGACATAACTCAAGGTGCTTCTCTACACTATGAGAGAAAATACCAATTTGGATGTATCCATCGTGACTGACACATCTACCATTACCAATGTCAACTAGGAATAGCATCTTACTACTCAATCTCGCTGCCTCCAGTCATCAGGTTTATCTTGCTGGAACCATTCTAGCATATCATCGGCAGATGTAAACCCCTTCTTATGGTTGGATGGATCGGGGTCTCCTAAACCCATCCTATTCAGAAAATCATCAGTACTACCGTCTTCAATGTTTTGAGATGCTTGGCGTCTTGCCATCTTTAACATCTCATTAGCAGATGTGTTTGCTTTAGCAAGTTTTTGTGCCCAGATCATGTCGTCTAGTTTTACATCTTCATTATTAGCAATACATTTACAAATAAACTCTAGCTTCAGTCGGTATTGTGTAGATAGCATCTGCTCACTCTATTTCCTTAAGTATTTAGAGCCACTATGACTTTTGAACCCCTACAGAGTTATCCTACTTGGGTTTTGTGAGTTTGTCAACTTTTTTCGAGAAAAAATGCTGGAGAATTTTTTTCGGAATTCTTGTAACTAAATTTCCAATTTCAGTTGAGGTAAATCATTGGTCCTTTTATACTAACGTCAGTAGCACTGACAGTAACAGAAGAAGTACCCCAAGAAATTTTAGATTCTTTTGGAGCTACGATCATTTTTGCGTTCTTACCATACTCCATCACTGCTTGACGTTGATCAATATTAATAGCACCCAACCTGGCACCTGTAGTAACACTAAACGTTCCTTTATCAGTAAGCTTCAGTGTTCCTAATTGTTTACCAATTTCTACATCAAACCCTCCAATAGTATTAGTAAATTTAATTAAACTAGAAGAATTAACTTCAAATCCAGCAAAAGTTTTTTTAGCATTGGGCAACACATCAATCAACCAGTTTTGTAATTGTGAAGATTTAGATCCGATACCATTAATTTTAGTATGTGCTTTACCAGAAACTACATTGGAATAATCTCCCAAAATCAATGTACTGTAATCTTTATCTGCTGTTAAATTATATTTTCCCGTTACATCTGTGGTATAATTACCTTTAACACCAAGAGTATAGTCTCCATTGACAATGTATCTAACACTGCCAGGAGTTTCTGTGACAACTTCAGATCCTGGTTTATTCTGTTCTACCTTAACTTCACCAGCTCCAGTGGTATAGTCACCACCACTAATTTTCTTGTCGAAGAAAGCAGCATCTATATTAATAGAACCAGCGGTCATATTAATTTTGCCGCCATTTTCTCCTGCTTGTAAGTTTATATCTTTATTCGATTTTAGATTTAATGTGCTGTTGGCATTGACTGTTACATTATCACCTTTAACAGCACAATCACCGCCTAAAGCTTCGATGTTTACTGGACCATATACTTTAAGAGAATACGATGGAAGATTTTTTTCATCTACATTGCCATCACTATCAGCAGTTTTTTCTACCGTACCACCATCAGGTCTACCTGTTACTTCAATAGCAATTGACTCTGCTTTTTGAAGTTGTGACTGAGAATTCAGCACCATTTTGCCGCCACATCCTGTTTGACCAGGAGTACCAGCAGAGAATGTCATGTTACCATCAGCACCTAGATGGAATGCCATCTTACCATTATATAAAGCCCATCCACTACTACCATCAGGCATAGAGTAGGCAGTCATGTTGAACCCACCCATGATCTGTGAAAAATCTGGAAGAGGACCAATAGGGAATTGACTTTCTCCTAGTGATTGATCAAAACCAAACCCACCATACAATTTGTCTTGGGTTTCCTTTTTGGGTGGCTTGTTAACTGAATCGGGCATCACTTACACTCCTTATGGGCAATCAACATAACGACCTGTGCCAATCTTGGCATAACCTTGATCTTCATATTCTATAGTATCTAGGCAAACAATAGATGGTATAACTCTTGCTCCAAGTCCACCACCACCAATAATTTGAACCTTGGGAATTTCATTGTAAGTATTAGTCCTATCTGTTGGGCGAATACTAATTACAAATCCTTTATCATCAATAATTGCTTCAGCACGACCAGCAATACCATCGATGTATATTTCTGGTGGCGTAGTGTATCCTGTACCAGGATTAATGATAGTATAAGCATCAATAACACATCTCAATTCAGGATTTTGATTAACGTTGTATCCAACACCAGATCTAGTAACACGAACCTCAGTTACTTTTCCATTAGCATCTAGTAGTGGAATAGCACCAGCACCATAACCTGGACCAGTAATAATAATTTTAGGTGGTAATACGAAAGGACATCCACTGTCTTCAATGGGAATGCTGATGATAGATCCATTATCATCTGTGATTGGTTTACCAGCAATAGGTTTATCGAAGCATGGTTTACCTGGATCAGGTTCAACAATGATAGATTCAGCATCACTAGCTATAATAACTACTTCTGCTGATGCTCCAGTACCTACAATAGTAAAGAGGGCTCTCTCATCTTGTTCAATTTCGGTGTCATCTTCAATGCCAACATAAACAACTGCTTCATTGTTAATAACTTGGAATGATCCAAACAAACTATTCGTAGAAAAGTCTGAAGGTTTGATACCAGAACCAGACAACATGTACTGTAAAACAGTACCATTAGTAACATTATTTGTTTTGATGGTGTATTTAATTACGTCACCCTCTTCATAAGTAAGTTGATCTGTGTTGACGAAGTATGATAGAGTAGTATCTTCCTCGTCTACGATTACATCATCAGCAAGAATAATAATCTGAGTAGAGACATCACTAATAGTCTGTGTATCACCATTAGAATCTACATAAGATCTAATAACAAAATCAAAATATTCTGATGGTTCATCTTCGTCTCCATCAATAGTTGGAGTAACAGGGATTACACATTTGTTATCAATAATTTGTAAAGGTAGAGCATCAACATCTACATTTGATAGTATTCTTGCCCCAACAATATCTTCGTAGGTAACAGTTCCAACTAATTCATAAGTGAAGTTAGTTCCATCAGGAATATTCGTTGTACTTACTGTTACTGTAGCTGTTTCTCCTTCGCTGATATAATTTTTATCGCTATCAACACTCCATCTAACTTGATTGTCTACCTCTCCCAAGATAAACGCATCGGTGTAAGCAGTTGTATCTGTAATGTATAAAGATATACTTTCAATATCATCATCACTGTCTACGTTATCATCATTTACGAGTGTAGTAATCTCAAATTCAGCAACACCATTAGCATCAGTAGTGAAAGTTCCTGCTAGTGATTCGGCAATATCACTAGCATTAATTGTTCCTTCTATCGTATAATTATATGTGGTTCCACCAGGAGTATTACTAGTAGAAACTACGTACTTAATTTTATCTCCTTCTGTATAGTATACCTTATCTGATGCTACCAAAATTTCTGGTAGAGTTGGAACGAAATCAGATGGAAGTGGTTTAACTTCAATAGGATCTACATTTATTAATGATGGCGGCACAAAAGGAGTAGATCCTCCTCCTCCATCATCATCACCACCACCATCTCCAGGAGAAATAGATTTCTTAGTGAAGTCTAAGATATCACACCTAGCAGAATTACCTCCCTTGAATGTAGCAACAACGCCACCTGGAGTTACATTTTCAGCAATCTTAATAAAGAATGCTTCTGTTCCTTCAGTAATATTATCTTTGTATGTTTCAAAAACAATTTGCTTTTCTGTAGATCCTGGAGTGAATCCAACCGAACTGCCAGAATAAATTTTTTGATAATCAACACCTTGAGTTGCTGTGCCACCAAGAACTGTTAAAGTTATGCTAGAAGGAGTATTAATGGCACCAGATCTTTTGATGGTGAAGATTGCTTGCTCTCCTTCAGTTACTTCAATATCATCTACCTCGTAGATAAGCATTGAACTAGTAGGAACAATAGGAGTATCAATTGGATCTGTGGGATATGTGCCACCGATAAAGATGATGTTTGTTGGCGGTAATGCATCCAAAGCACTAGTATTCTTTGCTTCGTCACAAACATAGGTTGATCCATCGAGAGGACCATCTTCAATATCACCAATTAATTTATCCAACCAATCTTCTGTCTCTCCTGTACCACAGTCTGTACATTCTTTAGTAATTTTTTCACACTGTGCTTCAGGTCCATCACATGAGATACCCAACAGATTTAAAACTTTATTGATAGCGTTACCAACCATATCAATTGGGGAAGCAATGGCAGACAGTAATTGTTGTAGAGGACCTAAAATATTACCAATTAATTCTTCTAAGAAAGAAATAATTTGGTTTAGAATACCATCAACTACATTGTCTACAAGACAAGCAGCATTTGAGAAAGCATCCATCAAGTATCCAAGGAGAAGGTCGGTCAACCACTGAGCAATTCTGTCAGTAAAGTCTGCCATTGAACAACCAACATTATCTAGAGTCTCATTAATTGTATCGAGTACGCCCTTAATTCTAGATTGTTTTTTGGTAACAGGTTTTGTCTTTCCTTCATCATCAATGACAGATGTCCCAGCAGATTCGGCAGCTTCTTCGGCAGTTTCTTCTACTACTTTTTCATATAATAACAACTCGACTAACTGATCTGCTCCTTCACGGATAAGTTTTACAATCTCGCCTTTAACTCTAGAAACAAAACTCTTAACAAGACGAACTGCCTTGTTAACATAAGACATACCATGATCGATGTAACTATTAAGTTCTCCGTTAACTTTACTAATATAATATGTTCCTAAGTTACCATTAGATTGTTGTGTAGCTCTCAACATTTCTCCAATGATATTAGTAAGACCACCCTTCATGTCGTTCTCCGAACCACAATTAGGATTAGCAATCTCTACACATACTTTATTGCCTGTAGGATTAGTTGTTGATGCTTCAGCAAACAAACCATAGAATGATGGCGGCATTTGATCTGGAACAGCAGCAGCAATTAATCCTGCTTCGCCTGGTTTAGTAGTTCCACTTGTCTCTGCTGTTGTTGCAGTAGCAGGTTGATCTCCTTTCCTAGCATCCTTAGATGACATAGGAGTATGTACAGATGGATTAACATCAGGTGCTAAAAATGTACTGAATCCTTTCTCTGTTCCACCTGGATTTGGATCAGACTCAATATTAGTTCTTTGTGTAGCACCAGCAGTATGACCAATCGATCCCATGATGATTGGTTTCTGTTTATCATTATCTAAAAAGAATCCTACAACCCAACTACCAGTATCTAATCCTATTGAAGCACCAGTCTTACCACCAACAGAAAATGGTGTAGTAACAGGCATCATTACCTGTGCCCAAGGTAAAGAATCTGTTGGTGTGGAATCACCATCTCTAAGGTGTGTACCCATGATACGCACCTGATATCTACCAGAATTCTTTGGGTCTTTACCCTTACCTGATTCTACCTGTCCTACCCACCATGAAAAACCATCAGCACCAATCTGATGAATAGGAAAGAGTGAAGATAATGCTGGATCCATATCACTTTACATTGCTGGTGTAGTCTTTCATACCGTATATATCTCGTATCAACTTAAGACGTGTGCTACATGTATTAGTATTTAGGAAGACATTGTTATGTGATAAGGCAGAGATTAAATATGTACCACTATTCTCTCTATCAAACTTCTCTTTTTCTCTAACTTGTTCGGAAGCCATGTTAGGTAGCATGACCTTAATCTTATCTCCAACTGACAACTCCATGTTACCTGGAATCTCAATCTCCAACTGCTGATTTTCCATAAAATATCTTCTGGAGATACTCTGTGCTAACCAATGTTTTTGATAGTCAGGATATTGTGATCCGTTACCATCAGGATTATCTCTAGTCTCATTAGAACCAGGAGTCTCTTCACTGTGCCAAGTTTCGTGATCAACTAGAACCGTCAGCACTCTGCTGGGATTGATAGACAGTCCCTCTTGCATCTTTCCTAGTTTATCCTGACTACCTAGGTGAGCCATACTCTTATAATTTTCTTGTAGATTATATCTAAACTCCTCATAATATCCTGTGGAGTAGTTGTAAGCAACAACATGACTGGCATAAGTTCCACTCCTCATTTGATTAATCAAATCAATCTCATTAGTAAAAGCATACTCTTCAATAGTATAGCGAGATGGAATATCATTGTTAGGTTGTACACTATACGTAGCAACTTCATCCTTTCCTTTGAAGTTGTCATCTCCTGTACTATAATAGTAATCAATAGATTTAAAATTAAACCCGTCTCTATTTTCAAAGAATAGATAACCCGCTGTGCCACTAGCTTGCTTGGCATCTTTAGATAATCCAGACACTGCTTCAGGTGATGTTTTATCAGTAGTAGTCTTCAAAGATGTTGCCGTATTAGATACAGACTTCTGCGACATAGACTGAATAATATGATGAGCCTTCTTTCCACTAGGGAAAAAAGTAACCTTATACTTTGCTGGTTCTACATCAATATCTTTAGTAGTATTTAAATTATTTTTTAGAATCTCCTTTACAATCTCATCTGGAGTTCCTTCTAATTTTTGTGTCAGTCTAACACCCTCATTATATAATGCTTCTTTAGAAATGAGGGCTAGATTGTATGTCTGTAGTTTGGCAGTGAATACTCTGTTATATACTTTCCAAACGTACATATCATATACATATTCATTTTCTTCTACGTCAGCAACTTTAATAGTAACTCTCTCCCCACCTTGAATAGGTAAGGTACTGATAAAGTTAGTACCAGAGTCAATGACGGGCATAATACCACTAACAAATGGCTCAAAGATACTCTCGTAGTATGAGAACCCACCAGCAGCTGCTGTGAGATCATGCTTGCCGCCATTAACGTCAAACATAATAACTTCTTTAATTTCTATGGACTTAGCGTTTTTATTTGACATCAGTATTGGAAGTAATATTGATAACCCAATGAAGGATTGTAGACAGATGTAGAAGACAATCCCCTAACAGGTGCTTTTGGTTGAGCACCTGATTGTTTAGATAATGCGTTCGACTGCTGAATTAATTTAGATAACTCAGGAGCAGCACGTTGCATATCAGGAGTAACTGTGATAGGAGATGGTTGATTACCTAAGTTACCCAACTCTACTGGTTTAGCATCTCCTGGTGATGTAGAAGTAGATGTTGTTTGCTTACCAATGTCTAGTAACCCCACATCAGTTAGAGGATCTACACCACCAGATCCAGGTGGACGTTTTTCAAAATGTAAATGCTCGCCATTAGATAATCCACCACCAGTGTTACCAATCTCACCGATAGTTTGACCAGTGTAAGCAGACCCAACCTTTAAGTCTGGGTTAATATTTTTGAGATGTCCAAAGTAATACTCAACACCATTATCATCTTTGATAATGACTAGGTTTCCATATGTACCAGAAGCTTTGGCATGTTCTACAGTACCACTTCGCTTAAACCCAACCATATATCCTGTCTGACCACTGGTTCCAATGTCAACACCGTTATGGTGTCTTCCGTGATAACTAGACTTACCAAATTTTGTAGTTAATCCAACTTCAGCATGTCCTGTAGCACCATTCTTTGTTTGACCAGCGCCAAGACCCATCTTGATCGAGTTCATATCAACTTCACCAACCACACCAGTACCAGAAAGGTTGGGAGCAGCAGAAGATCCAGTAGGACCTGTCCCTGGTGCCATGGGATTGCCACGAGTTTTCATCCCCAACATTTTTTTTAGTTTGTCAAAGATATTTCTCTTTCTTCTAGGATTATCTTGTTCATCTGGTTGACCACCACCAGATGGCGAACCACCAAACATACCAGTTAGCATAGTTTGTGGTAGTCCAAAGAAGTCAGTAACACCTCTTGCCATCCCTAAAATGGGACCTTTAAACATAGAACCAATGCCACCAAGTTTTTTCATTGCTTGGTTAAGTAACGAAAGTAACAATCCACCACCAGTCTTGGGTACTAACTCAGCACCCTCTGCTAATTTTTGTGTAGTTTGTACATCACCACCTGCTTTACCTGCTTGCTTCATTGTTCTAGCAAGACCATTGTTTCTATTCAATGGAATAACAGATGATCCAGGTTTTAATCTCTTTACATTAGGATTAGATGCTATCCTACTTCCAGCGTTAAGCTTCTTTGGTTGTTCTTCAGGTGACCCAGGAATAACACCACCCTTATTCAATGGGACTGGAGTAGTGGGAGCAGATGGCATTCTAGGAGTAAATCCAGCCTGCCCAAACGAACCACCACGATCACCACCAGACTTTGCTGCCCATGGTGTGGCAGAGTTCATAGGTTGTGGACCTACAGGTTTGGTGTATTGGGTGGCACCTTTAGATCCACCTTTTTTACCCCCACCCATAACCTTGCCGAGCATTCCCTTGAAACCACCAAAAATCTTATCTAATAAACCACCCTCACCATTTCTTTCTTTCTGTTCTTCTAACGTATCAGTATCACCTAAACCAGCATTATCACCATCAGCACCTTCTAAACCTGTTTCTGTTTGCTGTGTCTTAACATCTGCTTGAGCATCTCTTTCGATGTCTACTTTTTCTTGCTCAAGTTTTTGCTCACCTTCCTTGAGTTCATTATCTCTATTAAAATATTGCTTGAGTGATTCTAATACACCAGTAACTCTAGCTAAGTGAGCATTAGTATTACTTTTTTCATCAACATTTTTTTGTTCTTCACTACCAAGATTGTTTACCTTAGAAGAGATAGCAGAATATTGTGCTTTGATCGTCTCTAGAATCTTATCTAAACCCGACTGCTGTGGTGGCACAGCACCTTCAGGTGCTCCAGATAGATAACTATCATCTTCTTCACCACGTGATGGTGTAGCAGGAGACAGAGGTGATCCTCCAGGTCGAGCTGACTTATCTAATAAAGCAGAAAATCTTTCTTCTTTTGATAGTGAAGGATCTTGAGTAGCATCAGGATCTTTAGAAAATGTTCCTGCTAATCTACGTCTCCTATCTCCACCAAACTCAGCGCCCATTGCCTTAGCAAAGAAACTCTTGCCAATGCCCCCCTCTTTTCTCTCAGTATCCTGTCCTTCTAATTGCTCAAGTCTAACAATATCTTCTTGAGTAGCATTCTTAGCATCTACTTTCTCTTGTAATAATTTTATTTCTTCTTCACGTGCCTTTCTTTCCTCAGCAGACATGGCAAGAGCATTCTTAACCTTGCCACCAATTAGTGATCCAAGATTAAGACTACCTGTAGCATCTTGTGCTGATGATAAACTAGCTGCCATTAGAGATACCTACCTACCTATATTTATTGTCCCAATCTTGCTTTCAAGATATCATTAAAAGAAGCACTACCTTGGAACATTTGATTCATCTCGGCACCAGAAAGTGGAGCATCAATTGGTGGCTTAGCAGCAGTTGGTGCTTTCAAGGCAGGCAAAGAAAGAATATCAATCTTAGGCGTTCCTTTACTTGTCTCAGCTGGTGCTGAAGGACGTACAGGTTGTGCTGGTGGTCTGATAACAGGTGGATCAGCTGGTGCTGGTGGCGGAGCAAAGACTGGTCCTGAATTAGAATCAGTAATACCAAATGCTTGCTTTTTACTCTCAATTCGCTGACTCATCTCTGCCATGGTAATTTTGCCATCGTTGTTAAGATCCAACGCAGCGTTACCAGAATAAGCAGCAGATCCACGGGAGTATAATGATTCATTCTCTGCTTTACCAGAGTAAGCAGGAGCAAACACGACAGTATATAACTGACCAGCAGTAGGATTATCGGGGAAGTATCCAGCATCTTTCCAGTGTTGAAAATATTTCTCTACATATTTCATCTGCTGAGCTCTAGTCATTCCTTTGAGTGCTGCTTGTGTCGTACCAACTGCTGCAGCACTATCTCTACTGAACTGAATCAATCCAACGTGTGTACCATTGTCTGCTGCTGGATCGAAACCAGACTCAGATGCCATCAATCCTAATAAGTCACCTTCTTTAGCACCAAACTTTTGAGAAACTCTCTTAACCTCTGCCAAGAACTCTGTGTCATTACCAATCAATTGAGCAGCGTTGCCAGATAATGTAGCACCCATCGGACCACCCCCAGTCTGATCAGGAGCACCACCACCACTAAACAATGCACCTAGTTGCTCTAACATGCCAGCAAATCCACCACCACCACCTTTTATTTCCAATCCTTTCTTCTCTCCACCTACTCCACCAAGAGTAGACTTTACTGGAGTGACAGGAAGATTTAATTCTTTGGCAATAGGATCTGTAGTTTGCTTAACAAAGTTATAGATTGGTCCTGCCCATGGACCAGAACGCTTAGTAAGTTCTCTCATGGCAACGATAATCGGAGCAAGAGATTGTAATGGATTGTATCCA